ACCGTGACCGCGAGCCTCATTGACGACATTGTCAACGCCGAAGTCGTGGACCTGACCGGTGAGGCAGCCGACGAAGTGTTCGGTTACACCGTGTCATCGGACAACGAACTGGACGACTTCGAGGAGGACGACTTCGACGGCGTCCAGGACCAGGACGACACCTCGGTGCCCTGGTTCGGGGTGCTGGCTCCGGAGAACATCCCGTCCGGCGACAAGCGCATGTTCGGACAGGACGCGCTGCGCTGGCGTGACCTCCCCCTCCCGCTGGCCTACCAGAAGACCACCGCTGCCGGACATGACGGTGCGACCGTGGTCGGGCGCATTGACGAAATCTGGAAGGAAGACGGGCTGGTCAAGGCCAGTGGTGTCTTCCTGTCCACCGCCGACGCCGACGAGGCCGTAGGGATGCTGGCCGACGGTGGCATCCGGGGCGTCTCCGTGGACGTGGACGATGCAACCCTGCAGATGCAGGACCCCGACGGTAACCCGGTCGAGGCGGCGGACTTCGATGACAACACCGTCATGAACTTCACGTCCGGGCGTATCTGCGGTGCCACCCTCTGCGCGATCCCGGCGTTCGCCGAGGCGTTCGTCTCCATCGGCGCGTGGCCCGAGGCTGGCCAGGCGCTGGCTGCCTCCGGCTGCGAGTGCGAGGCGTTCGTCTCCGAGGAGCCGTGGGACGGTGCGGCCAGCAACTACACCGACGAGCAGTACTACAAGGCGACGATCATCCACCTGGTCACCAGCGGGCCGGACAAGTTGCTGAAGTCGAACAACAAACTGCCGATCCTCACCCCGTCCGGGCAGTTGTCCCGTGCCGGCGTCCACGCTGCCACGAGCCGGCTCGGCCAGACCGACGCCCCACCGGAGAAGATCAGCAGCGCCAAGGCCGCCCTCCGCTCGGCGTACTCCGAACTGAAGGAAGACCCGCCGGACAGCATCAAGGCGTCCGGTGAGGTCGAGGAGTTCGTCAAGACCGAGGACGGTCCGGGCTGGCTCACCCACCCGGTCGACACCGAGCGGCTGCGCACCTACTGGACCAAGGGCAAGGGTGCGGCCAAGATTCGCTGGGGCACCCCCGGCGACTTCAACCGTTGCCGTCGCCAACTCTCGAAGTACGTCAAGGCGCAGTACCTCAACGGCTACTGCGCGAACCGGCACTACGACGCCACCGGCTTTTGGCCCGGCAAGGCACCGTTGGAGCGGGTCGGTAAGCACACCGACGAGTCGATCCACCTGGTTGCCTCAGCGGTGCCGGTGGTCTCGGCCCGCTACTTCGACAACCCCGAACTGACCGCGCCGACCCCGGTGACCATCACCGACGACGGACGCATCTTCGGGCACGTCGCCACCTGGGGGACCTGCCACATCGGGATCAAGGGCACCTGCGTCACGCCTCCCCACAGCGCCAGCAACTACGCCTACTTCCACATGGGCGCGGTGCACACGGACGAGGGAGACATTGCGGTAGGCCACGTCACCCTCGGCACGGGTCATGCCGGTCCACGTTTGTCGGCTGCCGCGACGGCGGCGCACTACGACAACACCGGGACGGCCGCTGCTGATGTTGTCGCGGGTGAGGACGCGCACGGCATCTGGATCAGCGGACGTGTACGGGATCGCCTCTCCGATGAGGACCGGTATGCCCTGGCCGCCGCCCCCCTGAGTGGGGACTGGCGGGGGATTGCCGGCAACCTGGAAATGGTCGCCGCGTTGTCGGTCAACGTGGGCGGCTTCCCGATCCCGCGCACCATGCTGGCGGCCTCCGGTGGCGAGCAGACCTCGCTGGTGGCGGCAGGCATCGTGCACCGGACCTCCGAGTCCACCGATCTGGCTGCTGCGGTCATGGCCGCCGTAGACGAGATCGAGGCTCGCAACCGGCGTCGCCGCATGGCAGCGTTGGCCAAGCAGACCGGGCGTGACCCGAAAAGCCGTATGGCCGAACTAGCGGCCAGCGTGAGAGGAGACTGAGGGCTATGGCCTGCGGATGCCAGGGCAACAAGGACAAGAACAGCACCTACGTCTATGTCTCCGACAAGGGGACACAGCACACCTTCAAGACCGAGATCGAGGCCCGAGCGGCCCAGATTCGTGCTGGTGGCGGGGGTCGGATCGAAACCAGAACGAAGGTCGCAGCCTGATTACACGGTGTAATCACCACAGCGCCCGACGGTGAGGACTCTCGCCCGCCCCCCTCTCGCAGAGTCGCCCCTTGTTCACCGTTGACGGCAAGAAGCCCCCGGTCTATTCCCGAGACCGGGGGCTTCGCTGTACCCTCCGAACAGAGCCGCCTGTGGAACCTAGTTCTGCGGTGATGACGTACCGCCTAGTCGTGCGCTTCCCATCATCCCGTTCCACAGGAGATAGCAATGGATTTCACCATCGCTGCCGACCTCGCTACCTACTCGGCGGAGGACCTCGCCGCGAAGATCACCGAGGGCCGCGACGCTCTCGATGCTCTCCTCGCGCTTGAGGACCCGTCCGACAGCGACGTCGAGCAGGCCGAGAAGGTCGCCGAGGCGCTTGCCTCGCTCAGCAATGAGACCACCCGGCGCGTTACCGCCAGCGCTGACCGCGCCTCCCGTATGGCCGCGCTCCGCGAGAAGAACGCCCCCGAGCCGGTCGAGCCGGAGCCCGAGGTTGAGCCGGAGGAGGACGACGACGACGTTGCCCCCGCCCCCGACCCGGAGCCGGTAACCGCGCCGACCACCCCACCCACCAAGGCTGCCCCGACCAAGGCCGCTGGAACCGTGGCGACCCTGTCCCGCCGGGTCTCCCGCCCGGTGATGCCCGAGACGCCGCCCCTCGAAGGCATCGTCATCACGGCCTCCGCCGACGTGCCCGGCTACTCCGCCGGCTCGGTCATGGAGACCTGGGACAACCTGACCGACGGCTTCCTCAACAAGGCACGGGCCTTCCCGACCGCCTGGGGTATCCCGAACTCGCCGCTGCAGCGTTATCCGATCAGCCAGTTCAACATGTCCTTCCCGACCGAACTGGTCGCCTCCGGTTCGCGTGACTCGGACGTGGTCGCCTACGCGAGCAAGGAGGCCCGCCTCCCCGGCCACAGCCTCACCGCTTCCGGTGGCTGGTGTGCGCCGTCCGAGACGATCTACGACCTCTGTGGTGGCGGCACGACCGACGGCCTCTGGGACCTCCCCGAGATTTCGGTCAGCCGTGGTGGCGTGCGCTACACCTCCGGTCCGGACTTCTCGGGCCTCTACGGTGCGACGTTCTGCCAGACCGAGGCGCAGGCAATCTCCGGTACGCCGAAGACCTGCTACGAGGTCCCGTGCCCTCCGTTCGTGGAGAAGCGGCTTGAGGCGTGCGGCATCTGCCTGACGTCCCCGATCCTCACCGAGGCCGGTTACCCCGAACTCGTGGCGGCGTTCCTGCGCGAGGCGATGATCGCTCACCAGCACGCGATCACCGCGAAGTTGCTCGCTGAGGCCCTCGCCCTGGCGACCTCGGTCGAACTCGGTACGCGCGGCTCCTCGGCCAGCGACATTCTCGACACCGTCGAGTTCATCGCCACCGTTGCACGCAGCAACTACCGGATCGGCTTCTCGGCCACCGTCGAGGTTGTCCTCCCGGTCTGGGTCAGCGGCGCGATCCGTTCCGACCTGTCGATCCGTACGGGTGTCGACCTGCTCTCCGTCACCGACGCAGACATTGCGTCGTACTTCGCGGCTCGCAACGTCAGCCTGCAGTTCGTTCAGTCCTGGCAGGCCCTCGACGCGAGCGCGACCGGCTACCCGGCCACGGTCGAGGCGCTGATCTACCCGGCTGGCACCTTCGTCAAGGGTGTCTCCCCGGTCATCAGCCTGGATGCCGTCTACGACGCCGCCTCGCTCAAGCAGAACCTCTACACGGCTCTGTTCTACGAGCAGGGCGTCATGCTGCTGCAGAAGTGCTACAGCGCGTACAAGACGACCATCGACCTGTGCTCCGCTGGCATCACGGGTGCGGCGTCCAACACCGAGTGCCTGACCGGCACGGTCACCCCGTAATCGCGGGTCGAACATGTCTGACAACGACCAGGACTTCCTGGCGGGGGTCACCCCGGACAACGCCACGTTGCTGCTTGCTGCCGCCGAGGAACTCGGACTGGACGCTCGCGTCGTCCAGGTCGACTACAGCCGGGGCGGGTTCACCGCCCCGGCCGAGGTCGTCAAGCGGGCTGCCAGCGGCGGCGAGGAGGACGAGTCGGAGTCCGACAAGTCCGACCAGCCCGACGGTGAACTGCCGCCTAAGTCTCGCCGCAAGAAGGAGTAGGACGTGGCATCTAAGTGCTTCTCGCTTGTCCGTGGCCGGGTGCTTCGGGCTACCGCTCTTGACGGCTGTGGCCGTCCTAAGAACGCAGCCTGCTCCTCGATCGTCACGGAGGGCTTCATCTCGGTCGCCTTCACGGCGAACACCGACACTGGTACGGAAATCTCCGTTACCAACGCAGCCGGGAAGGTATGTATCCGGGACACCCCGTGCCCGACCTTCACCGGCTACACCGTTGAGATCACCTTCTGTGAGGTGAACCCCGACCTGTACGCGATGCTGTCCGGACAGGGCTCGGTGTTCGACTCCACGGGTACGGGTGTGGGCTTCCGGGTGAACTCGGATATCTCCGCCTGTGACTCGGGTGTGGCGCTGGAACTGTGGTCCAGCGTTCCCTCGGTGACCTGCGACCCCGACGACGCCAGCGCTGCTGGCTCCTACGGCTACATCCTGGTCCCGTTCCTGCAGGGTGGCGTCCTCGGCGACTTCACCTTGGAGAACGACGCGGTGTCCTTCACCATCACCGGTGCGGCCACCAAGACCGGCTCGGGCTGGGGCGTCGGTCCCTACGACGTGGTCTCCGACGGTTCGACGGCCTCACCGCTGCTGAACCCGATCACCAACGGTGACCACCTGCACGTCCAGTACACGACCGTTGCTCCGCCCACCGCCTCCTGTGACTGTGTCTCCCTGGGCACCAAGGCGACCAGCGCGACGTCCGGTAAGCCGGGCACCTGGGCACCGGCTGACTCGTACGCTCCGGCGAACCTGGCGGATGCGACTGGCGTGACGGCCACTCCGAACACGGCCTGGACGTCCGGCGAGTACGTGGTCCTTGGCGACAACTCCCGCGCACACTGGAACGGCACCGCCTGGGCTGCAGGCGAGGCTGGGACCCTGGTCCGGTCCGCGTCCGCGCAGGACAAGGACACCAAGGCCAAGAAGTAGTCCAAACTGAGGGCGGGCTGATTACACGATGTAATCGGCTCGCCCTCAGCGGCGACGAGGAGGACGCATGGACTGCACCTGGCCGGTAGACACCTCCTGCTGTGCTGACTTCGCCACCTACCCGCAGGAGGTCCAGGACCGGGCGGTCGCGCTGGCCGGGATGACCCTGCAGACGTTGACCGCCTACCGGGTGGGGGCCTGCCCGATCACGGTCCGCCCGTGCCGTCAGCCGTGCGACGGGTATGCCGGATCGTTCAACTGGTACGGCTACGGCGGCGGCTTCACCCCGCTGAACTGGAACGGCACCTGGTTCAACTGCTGGTGCGGCCAGGACGAGTGCGGCTGCGGGTCGCTCTGTCAGATCACCCTGCCGCCTCCGGTGGGCCGGGTAGACGAGGTGAAGGTGGACGGCCAGGTTCTCCCGGCGTCCGCCTACCGGGTCGACAACGCGGCGCACCTGGTCCGGGTCGACGGCCAGTGCTGGCCCGACTGTCAGGACTTGTCGAAGCCGGACACCGAGGTCGGCACCTTCGCGGTCACCTACCTGAACGCGGTCCCGTTGGGGGCGCTCGGGGAGTATGCGGCGGGGCTGCTGGCCTGCGAGTTCGCCAAGGCGTGCTCGGGCAACGCCAAGTGCCGGCTGCCTACCGGGGTCACCCAGATCACCCGGCAGGGCATCAGCATGGACCTGGCGGTGGGGGCGTTCGCGGGCGGGGTGACCGGCATCCGTGAGGTCGACGTCTACATCCAGAGCGTCAACCCGTATGCGTTGAAGACCGCGCCGATGGTGTGGACCCCGGAC